CCTCCAGCCTGATTCCATCGCAAAAACTGTTTAGCTATGTTTCCATCGTTGGGGTTGATTTTTACTAAACGCAATAAAGTAGAATTTGTCAAGGCTTGAACTCCTAAATTGAAAGCAAATGATACAAGCGCATTAAATTGATTTTGTGTCAATCCACTAGGTACTATTTTAGACACTTTAAGAGCAAAACTATCAACAATTACCTTTAGCATTTCATTTGCCTTTTCTTTAGTGATAGCAGCATCTGACATAGTTACCTTTACACCATTTGTATAAAAGGTGTTGCCGTATCCAATGGTAGGCACATTTGCGCTGCACAAATACGGCTTTAAGCTAAGACCTTCAAAAGTCTTTATAAGTTCGTAGCCTTTATTATCTAGTCTCATTATCCTTTTTTTAGTTTGTTTACTTCAGCTTTTAGCTTTTCGTGGTCAAGTTGCAATTTATTATATTTTGCTTCAAGTTCTTTATGCAATCTTTCCCAGTTTTGAGAAACTTCAATTTCTTTTGCATAGCTTAATTGAATTTCATTAAACTTGTTTTGAAGTTCTCTATTATGCTTTCTTATTTCAGATAGTTCAGCCATAACCTCCGACATCCTATCTTTATAATCACTTAGAAAACCATCGTACATTAACTGCATCGAAGATACTGCGTCTGTTTTAGCTTTCATTTTACCACCGAATACCCAAGCGACTGGGACTGAAATATAACCTATTAATGCTAACCAATTGTCTGCTAAAAAATTCATTCGTTTATTGTTATTTTTGATTTAAAATTATCCTTTGTCATATAAGCAAGTAATGCTGAACCGCCTATTTTTATTATTGTTATCAATCCGTTATTCAATCCGAAATCTTGCAGGATATTATATTGAGCATCGATTAAAACAGTTATTAACCACGAAATAACTACCCAATATTCTTTTAAAAATGCTTTTAATTTATCCATAAGTTTAATATAAGTACGGTTAATAATGCTCCGACTGCGCCTCTAAGCACATCCATATAATCGATAAAACTTTTATTATACATTTGCCATCCCCATTCCCACATCGTACCTATAACGCCCATAATAAAAGCGGTTATTAATAGTTGCAATGCAAACGGTACACCGTCAAAAGTTAGAAATAAAAGGATGCCTATAACACCCCCGATTAAATAGTGAAGTAAGTTTCTCATAGTTGTTTTATTGATTTTAAGCAATGATTTTTATCTAAATAGTCTAATATATTACAAATTGTTTTTCCAGTCTTTGTGAGCGTGTTATCTCGTTTATTTTTGCCTAATGCGCTTGATATAGTTTCCCTTTCATCTCCGAACTTGTATCCGTTATTTTGAAGCGTTCTATTTAATAACGTTCTAAAATTTCTGTTTCCAAATCTGTCAATATCAATAGCAGTTTCTTTAAAATAACCGCTTTTATCTTTTACTAAAAAATAATTAATTACTGACAATGGTAAAAATACGGTTATTGCAACTACAAATAAAATAAATTCCATTAATAATTAAGTTCGATATAGTTTGTAATTTGGTCAAATAATCGATTGTATAAAACCTCACCTACTTGAGCAACTCCAATAACTATTAATTTTTGCTTTGCACTTATCCATTGCCCCGCTAATACTTCATTTCTAACTGGGATTAATAAGTTTTCTAAATACGTGTGTGTTGCATCGTCAATAGTACCGCTCAACTTTGCAAGTCTAAATTCAGCACTTATTTTAGCATACGCATTAACTCCGTCGGTTGTGCGTTGAATATATTTTTGTGTTTCATTATGTAATGCTTGTTCTATTATTTGATTTGGAAACTCATAGTCACTTGGATATACAGTACCATCATTTACAAGATAGTTGTAATAATCTTGATATAATGATGAACTTTCATCCATTGGAATTAACTGATTATTCTCATCAATTATTTGTCCGTTTTTTGTTGTGTAATATTTCATAGTTAGAATAATTGATTTTGTTTAGAAACACATCCATAGTCTTTGTAAGATGCGATTGCTGCTGTTGCATTGTTTGTTATCCACATTGCGGGATAGTGAAAAAAAGAATTATTATAATCTGTATTAATAACAGTTGTTGAAGTTATTGAAGCACCAGCGACATCTGTTCTAGTTACTATTATAGATATATTAGCACTGTTGTTTGCTTTTAATATTTGCAAAGTGTACCAATAATCCACAACGTTATTAGCTGGATAGTTTACACCTAAATCTATTAAAGTAGACGTTCCCGTTGCATCATTATGCACAACTTGTAAATTTTGTGAACTTGCCATTTTACAAATACCAACAGTATTGATTTGAGTATTTGGCGCAACATTTGTAGGAGCAGCAGCACCGTACATATTTGATATTCCGCAAAAGAAACGTGTATCAGTAACGTTAGAATTAAACTTAAACTTTCTGTAAAAATTAACTTTTGTAATTAAAGATAAACTTAAATAAAACGCAGCACCCCTTTGAAATGCTAATGTACCCGCTGCTGCTGTTGTTGAAAATAAAATATTTGAAATTACTTCAAACAATGTCGTATTTCCAGATAATGCAGGTGCTGCACTTCTTAATAACGATGTAAAAGTACTACCACCAGTAACGGGAATAAAATAAGATAATTGGTCATTTATTAAAGTTTCAAAATCGTGACTTTCAAAAGCATCAAACACTCCATTACTACTTACAGCATTTGTACTGCCATCGGTTGGTACTGCATCGATTGTTAAAATAGGCACTACACTCAAAGGAATAGGCACTAATGTTCTAACAGGTGTAACGCCTCCAAATTGAAATTGATAAGTAGGATTTGAACCTCCTGCAATTCTATTAGCGTAATATTTCATTACAACCCTATCGGTGTCTAAAAATATACCGTCATCCCAAATAGCGGTTGCACTGAATTCAACATAAGTACCACTATCTAAAACAGGAATAGTATTAGCACTGGTTGCGATTAATGTTTCAACACCACCACTTGTTCTTTTGTAAACTTGAAAATAAAAAGATGCCGTTCCACTCCCTGATGTTCTTCTGATATTTCCGATTGTAGTAATATTAAACACTCCAGGATTACCAACTATTATATTTGGTGCTGTTGCCAAACTTGATATAAGTTGATTTGTTGTAGTTATTGCGCCCGTTGAAATATCAACCGCAGTTGTGTTATATGATGGGTCTGTAATGCTCGTTACAATCTTCACATAACCTACAATATCACTTGCAACGTTTGTTGGATAAAATATAATGTTTGAAGGTAAATCTAATAATGAAATAAAAGGATTTCCATCGTCGCCGTCGTTTATTAGGTCAGATGTGTTTGTTGGTATGTCACTTGTTAAAGCAATAGTTCCACTTGCATCGGGCAACTCATATTTTCTATCCGCTGTAATATTATTGAATGATAATCTTGCTAAATATTTAGTAACACCTGAAACCCATTTTGAAAATACTGTTTGATTTTCTGCGTCTGGCATAGCTTCATAGCCAAATAAATTTACATTTTTAAAAGTATTGTTTTGACCTGCTCCTGTGCCTAATGCATTTACATTATCTGCTGAATTTTCTTGAGCAGCCGCAACTCCAAAAGCGTTCACCTGATTACCAATATTAATAAAAGCAGCAGAATAACCTAATGCGTTTACATTATTACCTTCATTAGAATATCCATTATCTAAACCTAAAAAATTAACATTTGTACCTATATTTCCAAGACCTGCATTTGTACCTTGATAGTTTTGCCCATTAACTAAATCGTGGTTATTATCTAAAACCTCTTGAAGCGTCGGAGTACCACTAACCGTAATATCCCAAACAGCTGCACCCGTTGTATTATCTGAGCAAGTGTATAACGTTCCATCGTCTAATATCCAACGTGAACCTACAACAAAACCTTTAGTTGTGTCATCAGTAACGGCAGGAACAACAGTAAAGTTATGGGATACCTCACGAATTGTAAACCCATCTTGCTCCATAACGTAAAGCCTACCCGCTTCCCACTTTAACTCGTAATCAACTGAGCATTTAAGAGCAATACCTTTATTACCTCCATAACCTGCATCGGTTGTGCCTTGTTTTAAAGTAGATCCGTTACTTAAACCACCCGTATCTGAAACTTCTTGTAAAGTTTGTGAACCGCCACCGCCTGTAGAGTTAATTATCGGGTTTAATGGATCGGTATTATCAACAGCTGAACCTGTTACAGATTGCACTCCAATTTCTGCGTTTATAGGTATTTCAACAGCTATTTCCCAATGGTCTGCTAAAGACATAATAGCGTTTAATTCTTCAGTACAAATCAAATCAGGAAAACCGTTTATATTTAAATACGTTCCTATTCCTGCTAAAAAGAAACTAGGGTCATCAGGAACGTCAGGAAGTTGCTGACCGTCTGTTACTGATATTGGTAAAAATCCAACACCTGAACCCGCACCAACAGCAGCGGCAACTAAATCAACTAAACTTTGTATCGTTGCTTTTTTTAATTCAGTTCCGTTTGCGTGTGCAAATTCATTAACTAAAGCTAAAGTATCTTCAGGTAATTGGTCTACTCTAATCGTTGTAATATTATCAGGATTTATTGCCATAATTTTATAATTTCATAATTTTTAATAATACCATATAAGGTTGCATATTTTTATTAGTTCCGCTTTGACCTTCAGTGCTTAATACTCCAGTCTTTAAACCTACTGAATTAGTTGGTGAAACAAGTATTAAATTACCATTGTTTGCAGTGTCATCTTCCGAGCCTATAAACGTGTGACTATGTTCAACTAATATTGCATTTTTAGAGCCTCCAACAGCTTTAATAACGCTATAATTACTACCATAACCAATAGATACTAATCCGTCTAAATTAGGAGTTGCATTTTGACCGTTACAAATTGCCCAGCCATCCATTAATAAAATACCTAAACCTGTTCCTGTAAAATTAGTGTCGATATAAGTTTGATTAACCCATAAATCTCTAATTTCAAACTGAAAAGCATTTGAATTTACATTAATAAAATCAACTAATTCTTGACCTGTTATTTTCTGCAAATCAGTACCATTTTCAACTGCTAAATTAGAAGTTAATTCTATTGTCCCTGTTGGTAATTCACCAACTCGTATAGTCGTTATTTCTGCTGGATTAATTGCCATCTGTTGTTCTTAATATTAAAGTTGCTGTTTCATCTGTTGTAATTATTACATCAGGATTACCATCGTTTAAGACAAATTCTCCAAGTGTTCTTGTCAAAGGAATACCGTAACCCGTTAAAGTTCCTGAGAATGTTAAAAATGCATCTACTTCCGATGACTCAGATATTTCATTAATGTAGCATTTCCCATAATCAACTACAGGAAACAAAGATCCTTGAATTTTCCAATCTAAAAGAGTTTTACTTCTTTTCAATAGTTTTAAACGGTCATAACTAGCGATTGAGAATACACCACCCGCAACAGTTGTGTTAACCTGAATACCGCTAAAACTTATGCTGTAATTCTGATTTGAGGGTCTTGATGTATTCCAACCGTTATTATCTCTAGTTGTAGTAGGTAACATTTCGGATGCTTCAGATAATGAATTACCTGTAAGACATCCAATAGGCAACCAAGTACCTAGATATTTAATGTATAAAATTCTATCGCTACCGTTGTAATATTCCATGTTTCAAAGATATAAAATTTATTTAGACTTATTCTAAATTACCCTTTAATTGTTGCTTTAATTGTTGAGTCCCCATAATCAGGTGATATAGTATATTGAATGTCTGCTATATCAGTATTATAAAACTGCAATAATTTTACTTGTGATTTATTTGATTTATAATCATAGTTGTATTCAATAGGCATAAATAAACCATCTACATTATCAATAGTCACAACTGACATATAAGGTATCTCACCAAAAACACTACCTGAAAAAACTTTAATAGGGTTGGATTGTATTCTTAAATCGTCCATTGCAGAAATACCCAACAAAGGCAAACTTTCAAATTTATCTCTTCTAGTCCAATTATCTGTAAGTGTTATTAGGTCTGGTTTATAAAGTGATCCGATTAATATTCCATTACCATCACCATTAAATACTTTTTGATTTTCTTTAGTTATTGAACTCGGAGGCTCGAACCTTGTAACGGTATGAAATTCGCCAACTATACCTTGTTTTGTTATTTCATTATCTAATATTTGAATATAATTAACAGCCGCTGTAATTTGGCTATTTGCTATAACCAATCTAACTTCGCAAATTTTTACAGTTATATCACAATCATTAAGTATTGAAGGCATTAACAATTCATAATTTAATGTAAAATCAACATTTTTTTTAGCTACTGTTTTTACTCTTATAAAACTATCGGTTAATGTCCATTGATTATCACCATTTAAAAAATATCCATCTGAAGTAGTTATTTTTATAATAAATTGAACATTAGTAGCAGGTAAACCTCCGTTTTTTCTAGTTGTTACTTGTGTTCTAAAAGTTAAAACAGAATCTGCAAGTGTATTGAATGAAGTTGAAGTAAGTACATCTATTGCGCCAGAACCTTCATTAATAATCATTTTTAAACCTGACGTACTTAAAGCGTCGTTAATGATAATAATTTTTGAAGTTGGTAAAGCTGGATTTGTAGTCCAATTTTCAAAAATCATATCTGTATCATGATTTAAGTTAGGGTTATCAACAAAACCATCTAAAAACCCATATTGATAATTTAAACGATATGCAGAAATTGCACCCTTAACCTCTATTTGCTGATTTGCATCACAATGATGTGGGTAAAAATTATTTATTTGACTACCTAAAGAAGCGTTTAAATTCTTAAGAAAAGAAATGTTTGTAGTTTGATTTATAAACGTAGTAAAACCGTTTAACTCTAAATCGTTTGGTCTATAAATCCACCATTGCCCATCTTGCTGAGTAATTACACCCGAGGATAGATTTAACATAGAAGTTAATACCTCGTTGCAATCCATTAAAACAATGTCATCTTTATTTTTAATAAAACGGTCTGAATTTACATAAACATCTTTTAATATATTCGTTCCTGCATAATCAATATATTCTATTTCAGTACTTGTGTTTATAACCATTGACAAACGAGTTCTGTCTAAACACGCTTTAATAACATTATAAATAGACATCTTTCCTGTAAATCTTAATCCATTTGTTTGAACAAAAGATAAATCTTTCAACAGCCCTAAGCCATCAACACTTTCAACATTTACAAGCCATTCATCATTAACATAATTTTGTTGTATTCCATCGGGTTTAATGTAACCCTCAAATATAATTTGATTATTTTTTAATAATTCAGTTTTATAGAAAAACTCACCATTCAATAAAAATTCATCAAAAGTAACTATTTGATTTGCCTCTAAAGAAATATCTAAGCCAGTGCCTCGTATTGGTGATAAAATACTATCTACACCCGATTTTACAAGCGTAAAACTTCCAAATATTTCAGAAGATAAACCTAAATAATTAGTTTTATAAATATTTAAAGTATAATTATCAAAATACATGTAATAAATTAAGTTAATTACTGACGGCTCAACATCTGAAGTAGAAATTAACAAACTTGCATTTATATCAGGATAAACAGTAACTACAACATCATCAGCATTAATTAATGCTTCAATAGTAAATCCAACTATATTATAAGTGATTAAATCGTTATAATAATTATCTCTTAAAAAGTTTAAAGTTATTTGTAAAGTATCATTAAAATCAACTCCAATAGGCATTTCATAATCTAGTGTTGGCGTTGCTCCGTTTGGAATGAAATTAATTTTGCAATCATTTGAACCATTAGAATAGTATAAATCAAAACCACCAATTTGAATTTCATATAAAAAACCATAACCACTTGTTATTGGTTGGTCTATAAATTCTATTATTATTTTCTTTGCCATAATTTTATAATCCTAATTGACCGCCTAAACGTCTATTTGCATTTAATGTATTACTCAAAACTCCAATTAATTTTTGACCTGCTATTTCAAAAACAACAGTGCCACCGTTATTGCCACCGCCTGAAAAACCGCTACTTGTGAAACTTTGATTATTTGCGCCAGAACCCGAATTTGATGAAGCACCTTTACCACCGCCTCCAACACTACCACCGATGCTACTAGATTTTGAACTAAAGAACGAACCTAAAGCGATTAAAGCTACACCCGCTCCAATTGCAACAGCTGGATTAAGTGATTTTAAAGCTGTTTTAATAGCTAAAAGCCCAACGCCAACCTGTATAGCCATTTTTCCCATATCGGTTAACAAACCCCCTAGCGAACTCAACAAAGAGCCTCCAATAGCTTGTAATACGTTTCCGCCAGATGCTAAAGCGTTCCCAATAGCCGCTCCAATTCCTGCAAAGGTATCAACTAAAGCACTTGATATAATTTCTCCCGCTCTAGCATTAAAATCAATTATTGCTTTTTCTATTTCAGTTAATGGCGCTTTAACGTTTTTAACTAAACCATCCATTCCCGCTTTTATTACACCAGGCAATTCTTTTACCTTACCTCCTAAAGCGTCAATTTGACCGTTAAAAACTGCAATAGTATTTACATCTACTACAGGAGCGGATACCATAGGCAATAAAGCTTGTACTTGTGGAGTTACAAAAGATTTTTTAGTTTTTTTGGTTTCTTTGTCGACTTTAGGCTCATAAATATCATCTATTACATTTAATAAATTTTCATATCTTTTTGTGAGTTGCCCAATAGAATTACTTTCTTCTTTTATGCCTTGTAAAATATTAGTTCTTCCTGCTTCTTCTTTTCTTTTTAAATCTTCAAATAATTCAATTTGTGTAATACTTGCATTGTTTTTAAGATATTCTCTTGCTTTTTCAAGTCTTTTCTCAGAATCTATATCATATTTATTTAATTCATCTCGCTTTTTATTATAACGCCCTTGTGCTAATAACTTTTGTTCAAAAACATCAGCGTTTTTATTCGCTAACTTTTCAGCAACTGCCCTAGTTAATAAAGCTTTTGTAGCTTCTTTTGTAACGGATGTTAAATCACCGTACATTATCTTTTCACTAGATAATTGTTTGTAATATTCTGGAAATTCTGATTTTAATTGTTTTACAGCATTTAATCTATCTTCCTTTGTTCTTGTTTCATTTTGAGCAACACTGACTAAGGTATTCATTAAATTTATTTCTTGCGATGCTGATTTTATAGCTTCTTCATTTACCTTTTTTAATTCAGCACCAAACTCATTATACTTACCAGTTATTTTATCAATAACATCGCCAACGCTTAACCCGCTTTGAGAAAGTAAAGTTAATCCTGTTGTAAGAAGTGAAACTCCTAACAAAATACCGCCAGTTCCTGCTAAAGATGAAGCCAACGCCTTTAATGCGCCACCTGTTGAACCTGTAGATTGTTTAAGATAAGAAAACGCCTCAGCAGTTGCAGTAAGGTTATTACCTATTCCTATTATTCCATAAGGTGCGTCTTGTGCAATACGTGAAAACTGCATTAACGCATTCCCACCGTTCGCAACCTTTGGCGCCATTCCTGTAAAAGAAGCTCCTGTGTCTTTTACAGTTGTTTTTAAGCTGTTTAAAGAAGCCTTAGCATCTTTAATTTGCGCGTTTATTTGAGTTGTATCTAAGCCAACTTTTAACTGTTCTAGTTTTACCTTTGAAAGTTCTTTTATATCAAATTCAACCTCTTTGATTTTTTTATCAAAGTCGGTTTTATCCGCGCCTATCTGTACTTCTAATTTACCTCCTGCCATTTTTTATACTCTTTAATAAACATTTCTTTTTGATAGTCAGATATACCACCGCTTTGTTTTTTGTCTTTATCTAATGCTAAAAAAGCTTCTTTTCTTTTTACCATTTTTTTAGGGTCTTGATGTGGTGCGATATAAGTAGTCCACATAACCTCTCTTAACTTTTGCCAATCATATAAATCTTGTCTTTTATATGCAAAAAGCCTGATTTGAAATTCTGCCCACGTCATGCCGTACACGAAATCCAAATCAGGACATTTAAGTTCACCAAGAGCAAAAGATATCACATCTTCACTCCAGTTTATTTTTTCATTACTTTTTTTTTAGATGTGTCTTCAGGTACATCTTTAGTTAATGATTGTGTGAAAGCCTTGAAAAACTCTGTAACTACTTCGCCATCCATTCCAACTTCATCAATCCA